GTGCCAACTTCTTTGCAGGTATCTTCTCTCCAGCTGGCACACCCAATTCGCGATGCAGTGCTCCAGGCTTACCAATGGCTGCCTGTATCCACTTGCCATGTTTTTTCATTGCGTCTTTCATACAGGTCCTTAAGTTGCGCTTGAGCCTGCTGCAACTGGTGTGAAGAACACGTTAGTTGAGAAAGCACCTGTTGCTGTAATTGCGCTGACATACACGTTGGCCTGTGTTGAGGGTAGTCCAAAGTTGCCAGTAATGGTCATTGACTCATTGGGTGCAAGTGGAATGCCTCCAGCGTCTGCGCCGGGCTGTGGATAGTCCATTGCGGCTGCTGTTGTGTAATCATTAAACACGCCCACATAACAGTAGACTGTTGATGACGCATTAAGCACATGGAATGTTGTTGTGCGAGTTGCTACGTTGCCCACGTTGGCTGTGACAGCGCCAGCGGGTTGTAGTCTAATTGTATTTCCTACTGCTACTATTGACATGAGTTTATCCTACGTTGATCTTGTCTGGGTTGCCAAAACTTTTAACAGTTGTGCCACCGTTAATCTTACCACCTTGACTGGCAGTTGCAATGGTCAACTTGTGTGGATCACGTGTGACACTTGGGCCAACTGCTTTTGGACTTGAACTTGCATTACCTTTGCGTTGGCTCTGCATGAGGCCAAAGTTTACGTCACGTCCATCGTTCGAATGGCCGCTCCATGTATTATGTGCATACTTGTTTTTAGCGCGGTTAACGCCATCGCCAGCCATGCCATCAAAATCTAAATTGCTATCTGATGCTTTCATTTTGTCTTCCTTTTAGTTTTCGTAGCCTTAGGCGGCTTGACCTTTTTAAATCCTGGCACATCGCTTGATGTCATCTTACGAGCTGCTTCCGAACCCGGCTTTAGAACCATCTTAGTTGGGTTCATGTTATACACGCCCTTTAACATTGTTGCTTTAGCCACGGTATGCCGTCCCATCACTTGCAGTATCTTCTTCCATACTAGACTTAGCATGAACTGCACGTGTCATTAGGGTTGCGCCCCGTTTAACTTGCACAGGTTTCACAGTGTCAGCTACCTTTGCATGATAGTGTTCACTGCGCTTTGCACTGTGGCTGCTGTGATGTTCGCTCTTACCAGCAGCACGTTTCTCAGCATAACCTATTGCCACAGCCTGCTTTAATGGCTTGCCTGCTTTAACTTCCGTAGCGATATTCTTGCTTAACGCTGCTTTGGAAGTTGACTTAATTAACGGCATTCTGCGGTCCTCTTTCTGCGTAGTCTTCTATGACTTCTCTATATTTCTCAAACCATCCTAGTCGAGTGTTGCACTGTTGACATAACACACCTCTGTATGTTTTTGGTATCTTATGATCGATACACATCTTCTTTGCTTTCACTCCACATATATCACAAAGTTGACTACGTAAGTAATCAGCCTCTTCTAAACTTAATCCATAACGTGCCTTAGCATCATCACGCCTAGCTTTCAACTTACGTTCGGGGCTAAGTGTCCCGTTGTTTGCAAATTTACTTTTCATTTCAATAATGTCTATACTGTTATTTAGTTCTGTAAAATGGCTCGAGATCCGCACTTAGGTGTGCATTGGGATCTGGTGCCTGTGGAAAGGGTGCATAAGCAGATTGAAAAGGACGCTCAGGTTCCATGTCCCAAGTGGGTGTAAATTTCTGGGGCAAGACATGACTTGGCCCTGAGAACTCGGGCTCTGCTACAGGAGCAGGTCTGATGACCCTACTGGGTCTAGGTAGGAAACTTGTTTTCATCCACCCAGGCCTGTTTGTGGGTAACGCACTGCATTGTCCCGACGCCGTGAAGGATTCATACGGTCCACAGTCCGGCCATGGTAGTCGGCTGAGATACGTGCTTGTCTGGCACTGTGTGGTTCAACCTCAAAGGTCTTGTGCGTTTTTGCCTCACCACGTGTGCTGTGTCCAGTAATGCCTAGTCTGCCTGTTGGTAATTGCATATCAGACTCCAACAGTTGTTGTCAATGGTCCAGGAAGTATACCTGCTTGACGTAACGCAGACACTTGAGCACCAGGCATTGTTGGTGCCAAGGCCATGATGCCGGTGTTGGGCTGTTGCGCTGGTGGTGGTGGAAATAATTCAGGATTTGATTTATAAAGATCACTAAACTGTTGTGCTGGATCTATAATCTGACCACCTGATTGATTATACTGTTGTATATATTCTGGCAACTGTGCTTTCTGAAAGTCCAATTGATTTTTAAAGGTTCCTAGGTAATTAGTAAAACTGCCATCGGGATTATTCTGAACCCAATTGCGTCCACCGCCAACAGGAGATACTTGTGCCAGGTATGTCGGAGCCTGTTGAACAGGTTGTTGAACTGGTTGAGGCACAGGCTGTGGTGCAGCTGCAGGTGCAGTCTTTGCAGCCTGTTGTGCCGCATAAGCAGCATTGGCAGCTCGAATCTGTTCGGCTGCTTGTGCTTGTGCTGCCTGTTGAGCAGCTGCCTGGGCTGCCACCTGTTGGGCTGCTTGTTGTTGCGCTGCCGCAGTTGCAGCTTGTTGTCGTGCTGCCGTGTCACGTGTCACTTGATCCAGGTGTGCTTGTAATGCGTTTTGTTGTGCCAGTTGTGCTTGTGCCGCTTGCTGAGCAGCTTGTTGTTGACGTTGTGCCATCTGAGCCTGTTGGGCCTGTGCTTGAGCTTGAGCTTGTGCAGCCTGTTGACGTGCCACCGCATCACGTGCAGCTTGTTGTTGTGCCAGGATTGAACTGACATTTTGATTCAATGTGGCTGCAGGCTGTGCGGCAACTCCTGGGCGGGTCACCACTGCAGCTGCAAATGGATTAGCAGCTGGGGCTTTTGGTGCTGCCACTGGGGTGGGTGTTCTTACTGCGGCGGCTGACTTTGATACTAGGGCCATTATTCTGATTCCTTGTTGTTCTTAATGCCTGTGAGTGCTGCCAGGGATTCGGCAAATGCAGCACGTTTGGTGTCTATGGTTTCTTGACTGTCTGTGACTTCAATGTGTTGACGATCGCCAACCAACTTGTTGAGGAATGCACGATCATAGTTCTCCACACGGCCCCAATCCTCACGCGAGATGGCGGCTGAATAATTGATGGCCAAGCGTTGCGTGAATGGCATGTTGGTTTCTAATTCCAAGTCCTGCATTAGGTCTTCAAGGTTCACACGGTTACCGGACCCCTTGGGTCGACCGGCTCCTGGCCTTGCTCCACCGTGGCCTGATGATTTTTTCTGTGTTGTCATATGTTTATTTATGGATGAAAAGATGATTGAAATTCAAGTTAGCGGCTGGTGGGCGCCTGGTCTGTCATGAAAAAGCCCAGACTCTCTCAACTGGGCCAAAACCTATAAACTTGGAGGCTTTAGGTTTTATCTGTGATGTCTCATATGTCTGCGAACTGCTTCTTCATATGTAAGAATATTGTCAATGACGACATTGTATTTTTCATTAGGATTTTCCATTTTTAATATATCAAGAAGTCTAATTTGTTCACCATCTGACATTTCAAATAATGTGCCACCATTTGATCCCTGGGGATCATTATCTAAAATTCTCATTGTAAGCCTCCTATTGTTTAACAATGTGTATGTATTATACTGCTTTGTGTATTTAGTGTCAATCCTCAGTTTCGCCACTTTCACTGAATGTTATGGGATGATCATTGTCTTGCACATACTGTTGCCACTTTTGAGCCAGTTCGCTTTTACTGGGTTTACCTGGTTTATGTCCACGTGGCTTTACTGGATGGGCAGTTAGTGTTCCCGGGCACTTGTGTTGATCTGTGTAGATTTGGCTGTAACTTAATGTCTTACCACAGCCCGGACATGTTGTAGTGCCACGTATCTTCTTGGGTGGGCCGGCACGATTTTCCTTAACCAATTTGGTCTCAGGGAATTCATGTTTCCATTTGTAGTATTGATTGACCTGTTCAATGCCTGGATACAGGACTTTATAGATGGTGACGAGCATAAGTGTAAATATTTACAGTCGACTAACCAAAAGGAATTATTATGACAAGAACAGAGCGATACCCCGCCCACGCCAATAAGTTTCACAAGCCACCAGCACTGTCAGTGATGCATGCCTTTGAAACTGCTGTATTATTAATGGAACAAAGTGGAGCCACAGAAGAAGACATCATGAAGTATGTGCATCTAGTGCATATGGGTTGGATACGTGATGGGCAGTTTGCACCCGAATATCTTGAATTGGTGCGTCAAGTAGAACAGGATCGTAGAGAAGAAGCTGCTGCCGAAGAGCGTTTGCGTCTGCTGCGTGAATCGGCAGGTTCTAATATTATCACAGATATCTCGGGATAAATAATTGTGTAGATACTATTGCCATAGTTGATACAATTTCTATTTTTCCTAGAAGATGGACACTGCCCCAGAAATGGGGCTTTGTCTTTTATACCCAAGTGCCCGGTGCTGACAATATAACAAACTCTATGTTGGCATCTGTTTGGGGTATGTGTAAATGCCAGTGTGTTCGTGCACCACGATCTGGGGTCATTTGCACCAATTGGTAATGACTGTTGTGCTCTAGATAAGGCATCAACAACTGTTCCAAATGTCTATTGGTGCGTATTGATTGCCAACTGATGCTGTAGTGTTTCATACACTCACAAACACTTGATCAAACAGTTGATTGCGTTGTGCATTAGCAATGCGTTCTTGTTCCAATAGCACAACTTCAATTGCGGTATCTTGTCTGTTAATTGGTATAACACAAACTGGCCGTGAGTCTGCAGTTATGACACCTATGTTTCTGGTAGTGTTTCTACTACTGCGTGTTAGTCCTTCATATACACCCCATAACTTTTGATGCACTATGCTACGCCAACCATTCCTAAGGTAGTTTCTATAGTTGTCCTGCACATCAGTTTCCCAACGGGTCATGTCGTCCATGCAAACCCAAGTTAATCTATAGAACTCGCCACCATTGAGTCGACTGTTTTGTTCTGCTATGTCAACTAATATGTATTGGTATGTCATTCGATTTCTCCTATATACGTATTATAGTTATTTATACAAATACTGTCAAATCATTAGGTTTGCACGAGTTTGTGCTGATATATTTGACCAATACTTAATGGTATTACCCAATATGTAAAACTTCTGTTTCGGAGTTAATATATCAAATGGACAGGACTCATGTCTCTCATGATACCATTGACATATACCCCATAATGTATCAATTACCGCACCGGGAACTCGATGATTTCGATCTAGTCCTTTAAGGAATTGATTACTTAATTCTATCATATCTCTATCAGTATAAAGTCTTATGATATTATTAATTACGTAATCACTTGAGTCATTATCAAGATTTAGTTCTTCAATTACTTCACATAAACGCATGTCATTTCCTTTCAGGTGCTAGTGGTAATAAAACATCTGCTACGCAGATGTGCTAGATATAAAACATGTGATCCGTTTCACTTGATCACATGTAATTTTTATATCAGCAATTGATCAATTAATAATTTAAACTATCATCCAGCTGGAGTCAAGGCACGGCTAAATGTAAAGTTCTTAAAAAAAGAGAAATTACATCTAGTCGTTCCACTAACTCCAACTGAACATCCATCGTCCCCATAAGAGGCGGCCTTTCAGCGAGGTTACTTATACACGGTAATTATTGGGGAGACCTTTGGCTATCTCCTACTCCCCGCCGAACTTAGTTCGACACCGCACGGCACCCCAGTTCATCCCTTTTCGTATAAGTTACTTGGGGCTGGTCGGATCCTTTAGCCTGATTATTTTGATCCTTGTTTTTAAGGGTTCTAATTTGTTGTCTACGTTGTGCCATAATGTGTTCGCGTTGATCTATTGCCATAACAATTGTGTTAAACTTTTTCCAAAACTTTTGATTAAGTGGATATCCTTTACGATAAACTATATCCCAATAAGCATGCCATGTCACCTGCTCAATGGGATTCATTCTATGCCAAAGATAGTCTTTGATATTGATCAATGTGATTACATCACTAATTTGATCATGTCCCTGTAAATCTTTAATGTCAATGCCTTTGCTTCGAAGCCATTGGTTAACATTAGAATCTTGTCGAGACTCTTTAAAAAATGTTTCAGTGTTGTTGTATAAATCTATTTTCATAAGTTGTTTGTTTAGGAATTCCGATTTCGCCACATTCGGAATAAGATGTGTCCTGGCCAAACAACTCTCTACATTGCGTAGATTGTTTTATCACCTGCGTTAAGTATTTAGTATAACTTGCAAAATACCTCTTGTAAAGTATTTAGAGTAAATAATTTGGCTGGAGTTAACCAGACATCTGAGGATGGCGCAGAGTAATTTTTTCTGGTTTCCACTGCAGGCCCAAATCAGTCCAGCCACTTATATAAGTTTTTGCATTCATATTTCATTTTGCTGGCTTGTTCACGTGTGATACCAAAACGTGCTGCCACTGTCTTTGAATCATTGGCACGTGCAAACTGTATTTCTTCTTCGGTCCATTTGTAATTGCGTCCCAACTGTTTGCGTGGTTCCAAATTCTTTTTGTGGTGATGCCATGTGTGTCCTTTGGCTACCATTATTTCACTGCGCTTGTAAGTGTCACCAACTAACAAATGTTTTGGGTTTACGCAGAGATTATTGCTACACAAATGTATTACATTTTCTTCGCGCTTGAGTTCGCGATTTAATTTGAACATCATTGATACACGATGTGCCACTTGCATGATGCGTTTGTCGTCATGCACTCTGATGCCTGAACACATGCCATAACCTTGCCTGTGCCGACCTCCCCGAAAAAGGATACATCCATCTGGCTGTTCATCACAGTAGTCCAAAAACTTGTTTTGATCAAATAGGTAGTTGCCCAAACGTGTATATCTGCTTAAATCTCTTGCCATTGCATTTCCTTTACTAAATACGTATAATATTTATATTATAGCACAAAGGCTAAATAAAAATACACAGGAATTGAAATGACAACTGATAAATTTTTACCAAAAGAGTCTGACACTTGGTCATGGCGACTTGCCGAATACGAAGACATACCAGAAATGGTCACAATGGCAGTTGCTGAATACCAACGTGAACTAGCAGGATTGCTAACACCCAGTCCTGCTGCATACACATACAGCCTAAAGCAGGCCATAAACGAACAAAAATATCAATTAAGTCGTGAACAGGTTATTGTTGCACGACACCGAACCACCAATGCACTTATGGGTTATGCTTGGTGCAAGCGTGGACAATATACACCCTACAGCACAGAAGAAATGGCAGAAGCAGCTATTGCACACGTGGATTTATCATTGCCCACACGCACAAGAATACGTATACTAGCACAAATGCTGCAGACATGGATTCTATGGGCACACTTACATGGGATACCAGTTTTAGTCAGCAGCAGTATAAGAGCCGAGCAAGAGGCATTCATGCGTTTACATGATATATTTGGATTTCAACGTGTGGGTCTGTTGGCCATTCGACGCATCGGGGAGGATTTGTAATGGCATATAATCCACTATTACAGGGCATAACATTTTCACAACAAGCAGCACAACAATACCAACAAGCCCAAAATCAAACACAAGGCATGAATCTCGGACAGTTGAGTCAGTCGGCCGCACAACAATTTAATCAAGCCTATAACCAATATGCACAACAGGGCATGAGCCAAGCAATATCAGCACAACAATATGCCAATTTATTAAATTCACAACAACCACAACGACAAATGTGGATGTGGAATGGTGTTGCAATGGATGTTATAGATTTCGCAAAGCATGCCTATGGTGACACACCAGAAGCCACACACTTCATACTAAAATACAAGGAGATAGCATGAGTATACAAGCAGTAAAGACCAGAGTCTTATTCACACGTCGGGAAGTTCAAAAGCAAACAGACAGTGGTATTATTTTAAGTAATCCCGAAACAGAATCCAATCCCCTGGGCTACGTCACCAGCATTGGTGAAAAAGTAGATATTGAAGGATTGCAAGTTGGTGATGCCATTAGCGTAAACTGGCAAAGCGTGGGCTTGATTGAACATGCTGGTCAAAAATACTACATTGTTGACCAAAATAACATTAATGCCATAATAAGATAATGAAAATCATAACCAGTAAACAACGTGCCATTGATATTGACCTAGGCAATCCTTTGATTGCACAATGGTTTGCCCGCACACAGGAAACACAAGTAGAATTTATTTTAAATCAAATTAACTCAGAACGGTTATATGATGCTGTGTTAGCAGACAAAGAAGACTTTGTAATATTGGACTTTGGTGCCAATATTGGATTGTTTAGTTTATATGCACAAGACAGTGCTAAACATGTCTATGCCATTGAACCTACACCTGCAACATTGGCAGTATTACGAGTAATGTGTCAAGACAATGATAAAATAACCATTATACCTGCGGCACTCAGTGACCATGATGGTGTTATTGATTTTTACATACATGACAATCCCACTATCAATAGTGTGTCTGTAAATCAAAATGGACAACAGATCTCTGTTGACGCAAAAACCATAGAGACTATCTTAAAAGAAAACAATTTGTCACATGTGGACTTTGTCAAATGTGATATTGAAGGTGGTGAAATGTCTGCCATTACTGAACTACTGTTAGATCCAGTAGTTAAAAAAATTGACCGTTGGTTCGTAGAAGTGCATCAAACTAACAGGGAACAAACAGCTTGGCCTGGCAACTTGCAATTCAACAGACAAAAATTAATTGATAGATTTATTAAGTCTGGATACCAAGCAGTGGAGATTACAAATGACACCATCTTCGCTTGGCAAGATTAAAGAGGCCGCGGCACGGCAACGTGCTGAATGGGACAATGAACAAGCCAATAAACAATTCGTAGAATGGTTAACACAAGGAGAACAAGAAATGCGTTACAAAGTAGAACATAAAGGCAGTATTGATGCTACACCAGTTGTTGCCTTAGATGTAGGCAATATAGAAATAGTAATTGATGATCAATATACAGATAGAGTAGAGCTGTATATACTCGACTCAGAAGGCACACGAATTGAAGGCGGAACCTTTAGTAAAGACGCCTTTATGAGCCATGTTCGACGCTTTTACGACGCTAATCTTTAACGTTTTACAGCCTGCTTAATTTCCAGCAGTAACTGTTCTACACGTGACATACGTGTATCCAAGGTATCGAGTTTGTTGATTACAGATTGATACCTTGTTTCACATTCACTTAGATGTTCTTCAAGTGAATGCAAAGGCACTACATTAGTAGATGCTGTCTTCATCTTCGTCAGCTTCTTCTTGATTTTTACCTAGTGTAGATTCTAACATCCAACGATGTTTGGCCAATATGCCTACTTGATCCTGGGCAAAATTACTAATGTCAATGTAGTTGACTGCTTCTGCTGCCTCATACAATGCATGGTATTGATCAATGAGTGCTTCTAGATCTTCATCAACTGTTTCCAATAATTGATCTTGATCACCCGTAACATCATAATCCATAATGGGACTAACACCAACTACAGTCTGTAGACTACGGGGCATAAATGCTCTAGTAGTGCGTAGTTTTTCTCCCAGGGTGTCTATGTTATCCTGTAGGTATTCATAAACTTTTTGTAATAATTTGTGTCGGGCTGGGAAATCGCTACCGATTAAGTTGACGTGTGCAACATGTGCTCTGTAATAACTAACAAAGTTTGCAGCAAATGTTTCTTCTAATACAGTATGTAAATGTTTTAAGTTTTCTTTCATTTCAATTCCTTATTGTGGTGTGATTGGTGCATATAATTCGCTTAATGCTCTCATACGTTGCATATAGTTTTGTGTGCTTGCTGGTTGTTTTAATACTATTTGTGCTTGTTGACGTTGACGATCCTGTTGTAGGATTTGTTGTTGTTCTGGAGTAATGCCACCATATTTTTGTCCCATTAAGGCTAGACGTTGGTTAATTGCGCCTGCGGCTGCTTGTGTTGGTGCTTCGCCACGCACAGTCATAGCGTATGGATTACTGGCATATTCTGGTGCAGTGGGGTTGGCACGAATTTTTGCTTGTTCGTATGCCGCCATGTTGTATGGCAATGTCATTAAGTTTTCTGGAGCCATAACACCTTGCACAATACCAGTGCCTGCTGCTTTGGCTGCAGTTCCTATACTGACATCACGCAATGGATGTAAAATAGCTCCTGCAAGATCTGCGGCCGATTTGGTTAATCCATGTTGTCCAACATACTTTAATGTTTCACCAACAGATAAATTACTTAATGGTTTGACCCAAGCAGGAACATCTTTGGCTACTTCTACAGCAGTTCGGGCCAAAGGACCACCTGCTTCTACTGCGGCGCCACCTACTTGAACTGGAGCATTCATCAAGTTTGGCCCCCCTACGGTCAAAGGGACTGCAGACTGTGCAGCGTAAGTTGCAACATTCTCTGTTCCTTCAGGAGGTGCAGTAGTTATATCATTACTAGTGGTAGCAGCGCCAGCCTCTTCTGCTTTGGCTTCTTGATAGGCTTGCACCACAGTATTAAAATCTTCTGTGCCTTTTTTGTCTTGGTTATCAACAATCCACTTTGCGTAATCATCTGCCTTGGCCATTATCTGCCTCCACCAATAATTGCATCTGCACGGTTACGAACATCGCTGGTTCCACCAGGTTGTCCGGCACCACCAAAGGTCCAATCATTAACACCTTCTTTGTCATATTTCTTCAATAACTGAATCATACCTTTAAGCGCAGCCATTCTGTATTTGATTGGTTGTTCTGCATCATTAAAATTACCAGCCAACATTTGATAAATTTTAACATCTCGGTCACTGTCACTACCCTTAAATTTAGGCACATTCTTTTGCAAGTATCCTGAATATTGATTTAATTCAGCAATAGCTTCTCCACCTGGTGTTGTAGCACCAAATGCTGATAATGCACTATCAATTGTAGCCCCAACTTTAGATCCTGTAGATTTCTTAATAAGATCACTAATTGGTCGCATTAGACCATGATATTCATTGGCCTGGTTTTGGTTATTGATATCATTGGCTTTGATATTACCTTTGGCTTCTGCTGGTGGTTTTTGCTCTTCACGTTTGGCCATTTCAGCAGTTTTAATCGATTCTTCTTGTTGTGTTATCTTTTGAGTCAATGAACCTCCACCACCGCCTGCCGTAGGTGTTACTGCAGGAGCTGCCTGTGCTTGCACCTGTTGTGGTGATACTGCACCTGTTGTTGGGCGTGTAACTGTAGCTGCATTCGGTGCTGGTTGTGCTGCTTCTGCTGGAGTTCTACCAGTGATAGCCGGAGCCATTGGCTGTATTTGATTAAAGATTGTTGGACTACGACGTTGTATTTCTGCCATGGCATTATTAATTGTCTTGCCATCACCTGTGTCTGCTTTACCAGCCAATTCCAACATGGTTGTAGCCATTGCAATAGTTGGTTTAGTTTGGAAGTCAACGTATGCACTATTAAGTTTAACAGCGGCGTTGGTTTCAACACGCTTCTCATATCCAGGCTTGCCAAGATATGGATTGTTGGCATTTGGTCCACTTGTAATTACATTTTCAAATTGACCTGTTTGAGCACTAAAACGTCTAGCATATTCTTGACCAGCATCTGGTTCACCTTCGGGAATAGTGTATACTCCACCAGTTGTGCTAAATGCATGTGTGCCAGTCTTTTGACCAGATGATTGTAACTGTGCAATTTTATCGCGATTAAGTGCAGCACCATCACTGTTCCATGCACGAACGACTTCACCTTTACTGTTCTTTTCAACAGTGTAAAATTGACCGCCCATCATTTCACTGGTAACGCCACCGCCACGAATCTTCATTTGTTCTTCTTTGGCCAAATCTGTAAGACCTAATCGATTATAAAAATAAGCCTTTAACAAACTGCCTTCTTCGGTGCGTTTCTTTAAATCATTTGCTAGTGTATTAACAGCTTTGACATCACCATTGCTGGCATCAACAAATAGTTTTTCAATATCAAGTCCTTTAGCACGTAAGTCTTCTTGCTTGCGCCATAAAGTGCCAGCAATTTTACGTGCATTTTCTGGGTTGGCTTCATTGCCAACATAAGCCGCTAATTTAGTAGGATCATTTTGTATAGCAGTTAAATCAGTTTGCCATGTTGCAGGTGCAGGTGCTGCTGCAACTGCAGGTGCTGCAACTTGTGCCGCTTGTGATACGCCTGCGCCTGGTGGTCCACCAGCTACTTGAACTCCTGGACCAAATTGTGGTAATTGTGTGGCCGTAACTTGATTAACTGCTGCTTGTGCAGGTAATGCTGGTGCAGCTTGTTGTGCAACTGCTTGTGGTGTTACTGGTGCAGTAACAACTGGTTGTGCAGGAGGTTGTGCTACTTCACGTTCCACTGTGGGCACTGCTGGTCCAGCAGGAGCAGGAGCCATTTGTTGTGCTTGTTGAGCCTGAACCTGTGCTAATTGTGCTTGTTCTAGTTGTCTGCGACGTTGTTCATCAATGGCCTGTGCATCAGGAACAGCAACAGGTGCTGGTTGTGCGGCAGGCATGGTCTGTGGCATTTGCATTCCAACAGGTTGTGCTACAGGCATTTGTAAGCCCATAGGTTGTGCTTGCGGACTAGGCAATGTATAAGTTGCACCAGCTGAATAATCAGGTGTGCCAACTTCGTGTTTGGTTGTTACAGTTTCTGGAGCGCCAGTATCAGTGTTGTATTTGATAGTTGTGCTGACAGGTGTAGTATTACCATTCATGTCTACACCAAAGTTTTGTTGCAATCTGTTGTTCAGATATGCTTCAGGATCCGTGAATGGCTGTGTCGCTTGATCTAAACGACGTTGTCCATATCTGCTGGCTAAATCCATTAAATCATATGCCATCATTTAATCCTTAAATCTTAATACCAAAACTGCTTTGGTTTGTAGTGCTAGTAGAGCCAGTTGGGCCTAATGAATAACTTTGACCCGGAGCCCCATATAATACGCTGGCATATTGACTGTATAATTGTTGTGGCGTCATTGCAGCAGTAATACCTTGTCCGGCGGCTCCCAATGCTTGTCCTAAGTTGGTTTGTCCTGCACCTGTTAGTGCTTGTCCCGCAGCTAGTCTTTGCTGTGCAATTTGATTTTCTACTTGTGCAGTGGCTGCTTGTTGTTGTGCTTGTGCAGTTCCTGCTAATTGTGTTTGTGCAAGTGCGCTACGTGCAGAGCCCAAATTACCAGCGCCACCAAACTGTGCCATTTGATTAGACAAGTTTTGCTGATACTGTGCTTGTGCTGGATTTAAAACTGCAGCCAATTGTTGTTGTTCGTATTCGGGTGTAAACAGGTTCTCTAAGCCACTGATACCAGTTTTAATTGCTGATTCACCTGTAGTGCCCAATACGTTTTGTGTTTGTCTAGCAGTTCCGGCTAGATTTTGTGCGGCCAAATCAACACCAGGTTTTGCTTCGTTATATAATCCCGTAGCACCACCTACTAGATTTTTATATGTGGGAATCAAGTATTGAGCAAATTGATTTTGTAAGTCAACTTGTTGACGTTGCTCAGGTGTCATTTCTGGTGTTGTGTATGTTGTGCTTCCGCCTTTGCCGAAACTCATATGCGTTCTCCGATAGTCATAGTGTATTTAACCCTTATTAGCAGGAGCGATAGGTCCTGGATATGCAGTGCCCACGGCCGCTGCTTGTGCTTTTGGTCCCAGCACTTGATTGATAAGTTGTTGCACATTCAGTCGATTTGGACCTACTCCCTGTGCATATTCTGCTCCCCAGGCCTGGCCTGGTGGCAATTGGTTGTAATCTTGTATGTGTGCAAGATCAGTAACATAGGGATGAACTCCCCAATAGTGTGTGGCCTGTGTAGGCGTTCCTGAATATTCTGCTGGAGTAATACCCATTAAATATCCGGGATTTAATCCAGATGTTCCTGGTGCTGGTGGTGTGCCCCATTGATTTGGTGGCAATGGACCGTAATTGGGTTTTTTTGGACCACCAGGTGCGGGTGTCAATGCACCTGCTAGTAATGCACCACCCACTGCTCCTGCGGCCGCAGGAGCTACCCAATCATATGGACTTGGCCCCATTGGCACCGCTGGTGTGCTTAAATCGGTAACAGGAACTTCTGCAGGATTTGGCACTTCACCAATTCCTGGACCTGTATATGGTGCAGGTGGTGTTTCAACTGGTGTTGGTGCGGGTGAGACTGCTTGAACTTCTGGTATAGGTTGACTTGGTGTTAATGTTACAGGTTCAACAGGTGATAATGGAGGTGGTTCAACTGTTGGTGTTGTAGTAACAGGAGTTGTTGCTACTGGTTCAACTGGTGTTGTAGTTGGTGTTGTAGTAACTGGAGGTGCTTCTGTTACAGGAGTTGTTGCTACTGGTTCAACTGGTGTTGTAGTTGGTGTTGTAGTAACTGGAGGTGGTTCAACTGTTGGTGTTGTAGTAACAGGAGTTGTTGCTACTGGTTCAACTGGTGTTGTAGTAGGGGCAGCAGTTCCGCCTCCACCACCGGCAGCGCCACCTGCGCCTCCGCCGCCAAGTCCTGCTGCTGCAACGCCGCCCGCAGCTAATACTGCTGGAGAAATAGCACTTGCACCACCACCGGCACCAACTACTACTTCGGGCACATTTAATGCACCACCTGCACCATATACGCTACCACCTGCGCCTGTTGCGCCTAGTGATTCTACTCCTGGAACTACAGGGCTTAATGCAGTAGGTGCGGCAGCAGTAACCTCCCAAGCATTGGCAGCTGGATTCCATGTGGCAGCACCTGCATCAATTTCAGCCTGTGTTGCCAATTGACTACCAGGAGTCATTGATTCTGTAACTGCATAACCAGGTGCTTCGGCAGTTCCTGCAGCACCACTTACATCAACACGATATGGTGTTTCTGTAGGAACAGGTTCAACTGGTTGTAAACTGTTGACCATATTGGGATCAACGTTTTTCATTAATTCAGCAGTTTGTTGTGCGTTTAATTCTGTTATAGGTTGTCCAGGAGGAACTGTTGATGACACAGGAACCTCTGGTGCAACCGGTCCAGCCTCAACTGGTGGCGTTAGTGTTTCTGTTGCTATTGATTCTGGTGCAACTGGTGAGGCTTCGGCTACTGTGCTGGCAATTTCTGGTGCGGCTTCGGCTGGAATAGTGCCACCTTCAATTCCAGTGGCAATGGCTTCAGCAGTGGCTTCAGGCGCAACACCAGCAGTGGTCAATGCTTCTGGAGTCAATGCTCCTGCATCGGCTAGGCCCAATAAACTGGGATCAGCAATGCCCACGGCCAACAACGCAGCAGCACCAACTGCGCCCCAATTGATGTCACCAAATGGTTTATCCATTGCAGCTCTATCAGCAACAGATTTGGCAACTGATGCCTGTTCCTGTTGAGCAGTTACAGCATTTTGTGCTTGTTGTAATGTCTGTGTTGCCTGTGTGTATTGTTGATTTACTGCTGGTAAATTTTGATTTGCCTGTGCATAATTTGTAGCAAGGTCTCGAGTTAAAAAACTGTTGAGTTGTGCGGCGTTGTTTAAATTTGCAGCCAGTTGTGCTCGTTGATTTACATCACTGCCAGTATAACTATCATAGGCCTTTTGTGCGGCAGCGTATGCTGTCTGTGCATTAGTCAATGCCTCTTGTGGTGTTGAGTAATTGCCCAATAAGTCTTTACCACCAGGAACTCCGGCAGCATTTTGTGCAATGGTTAACATTGCTGACTTATCTGTTGCGGCTTGTATCCGTGCATTATTTGCGGCATCAATTGCACCTTGTTGTGCGGCGAAATCTGCCGCTGCCTTGGCTTGTGCATCTTGTTGTGCTTTTAACTCTGCGGCGTGTTGTGCATCTGCGGCGGCTTGTGCGGCTGCTTGTTGTTCTTGTGCAATTCTTTGTTGTTCTGCAAATGCGGTTGCTTGCGCTTGTTTTTCAGCTTCTTGTTGTGCCAATGCCAATGCCTGTGCCTGTTGTGCCGCGGCTTGTTGAGCTGCCAGTGCTTGTGCTTGTGCAGCCTTATCAGCATCAGCTTTTGCAGCTGCTGCGGCAGTTGCTTGTGCAGCGATTTCTGCGGCAGTTTGTGTTGGTGCAACTGGTGCAACTGGTGTCGGTGCCACAGGTTGTGCAGCCGCTTGTGCTGCCTGTTGTGCTTGTGTTTGTGCTGCCTTAGTTATTGCTTGTTGATAATTAGCCACATTAGCAGTAACATCTTGTCCTGCAGTTTTCGCAGCTGCAGCCCAAGCATCTAAATTAGCCTGTGTCTGATTATTTAAAAATGTGTTATAGGCAGCATTTGCAGTAGCCTGTAATTGTGCTGTTGTAGGTGCCGCAGGAGTTGGTGCAACTGGTGTCGGTGCAACTGGCGCTACTACAGGAGTTGGTGTAGTTGTAGGTCCAGTATAAGTGCCTTTTACTGCTTGGTTAAATGTTGTAGGAGTTAACCCTACAGCAGTTATTTGGGCAGTGGTTACTACTCCGCCTTTTTTGGCTTTGTCTACTAATGTTTGTTGTTGTGCTGTTAATGCCATATACTTATTTAATGTTTATAACCAAGTGGGTCTTGTGGGCCACTCAATTGTTGCAGGGAATTCTGACTGTTGGGGCACGTTTAATAGTGCAGTTCTATAATCGGCAATTTCCTGTTTTTGACTGTCTGTTAAACTGTTATACCATATGGGATTTACTCTATCAACAAAACTTAATAATATATTTCTTTGTTGACGTGCTGTTTGTGTAGCTGACGCTGAATCTAACGTCCATGTCTTGCTATTAAAATCCCAATGGTAATCATCACCTGGAATTTCAGGTTTGTTGATCACAGTCTTATTAACAATATCAATATAATGTTCAAGATCATTGTATGCGCCCAATACAGCATTATCAGGCACGGCGGTTGACATATCCGATACAGTAGATATGATTTGTCCAGTTGAGGGGTCGTATGTTGAATATATCATCGTTTTAATATTTGGCAAACTAACGTGCCACTCTTTAAAATTGCTGTTGGCATAGACAACCCTCCGGTGCTAGTTGCCCAAAGCAGACTATATGTATAGTCTACCCCTGCACTTAATCCGGTATCTAAATAACTAAATGGCACAATATTATTCCATCTTGATTGCGTTAAAGTGGCTTCATATCTAAATGTTTGTGCTAATAAAACTGTATTTGAGCCTGGACTATTTCTATACAGATAAAATGTCAATACAAAACTACTAGTTCCATAAGAAACATCAACAGTCTGATCAGTGGCTAATACACCACTAATGTAATTTGATATTCCCGCAGTGCTGGCTAAATTTATTGTGACATTGGCATAAGTGTAATATCTAGGTGTATTGGCAGTGGGATTGGAGATAGTTATAGCAGTTGTTGATGTTGCGGCATTACCAATACTGACTGCTTGATTAACTATGGTAGTAGTTGATACAGTATTGGAATTTAACCCGCCTGTGGTTATTAATCCAGATACATTTAAATTTCCACCAATTGAAGCATTATTACCAACAGTTAAACTGTCACCAACATTGATACTACTACCAAAGCGGGCACTGCCATTAGTGGCATTTAACCAAAATCCTGCACTAGTTGGACTGTTAAATGTTGCATTAGTGCTTTGTAAACTTTGACTGACAAAAATACTGTTGGCTGCTAATAGATTAGCAGTAATAGTGCCCAACTGAATATTTTGCCCTTGTATGGTGTTACCGGCTATTTGCACATTGGTAATAACACGTGGTTGTATGCTATTGGCAACAACTGCACTATTACCTATAATGGCCAACTGTATTGGTGTGTTGTCTAATACCGGTGTGTAGTAAATGCTAGGAACGCCAGTGCTGACGTTAAAGTTAACGGTATTACCGCCACCAGTTGTGTAATACAATTGCTTAGTGGCACCAAAGCCACCTGCAACCTGTGTCCAATTGTAATCTGTGGGATTACTGCTGATACTGCCATCTGTGGTATTATGCACACCATAGTAATTTGCATAAGCACTGTTGCTGGTAAACCCTGAAGATCCACTGGCACTGTTGGCATATTTGACGTTGACATAGCCATACAAATAACTGATAACAGGAACCTGTGTTGTTCCTGTGCTGGTTACACTACTGATAACACCTGTAGTGGTATTGGCCACTAAGATATTACCTGA